GGATTGCTCCGTTGGTACTTAGAAAACTATTACCAAACCTCGTTGTGGCTATTTCCATTTATCACATTCATTATAGCGTTAGTACTGTGTCTAATCGAAATCAAATCGATACGCGAAAAAGCCGAAGACAAAGTGCGGTTTGACCGCGCAGGACAAGTTGTTCAGCAAGTGTTTATCAATCGTGATAACTTAGAGGAAGTCGCTAAAACCATCTCTAATTATATGAATGAAAAAGCTGAACAAGCTGAACAGTCCGAAACATCTCAAACCTCTAATAACGAATAACAATGACACCAAAAGAATTTATAAAACAGTACAAACCATTTGCCTTGGAAAGCGAAAAGAAAACGGGTATCTCTCACCTCTTTACCTTGGCGCAAGCCGCATTGGAGAGTGGTTGGGGAAAGAGTGTGCCAGGTAATATGTTTTTTGGAGTAAAAGCGGGCAAGGACACGCCTGCTAACAAAAAGCAATTGTTAAACACTACTGAAGTGCTTAATGCTCCAAACTTAGGATATAAATTCCCACAAGTGATGTCTATATATCAATTACCGAGTGGTAAGTACAAGTATGAAGTGAAAGATTGGTTTAGAAAATACGACACCCCAGAAGAATGTTTTACCGACCACGCACAATTCTTTTTCAAAAACAAGCGATATGCTAAAGCGTTGGAGGTGAAAACAGACCCTTACAAGTTTGCTGAGGAGGTAGCAAAGGCAGGGTATGCAACCGCTACCAACTATGCAGATAGTTTAAAGAAAATTATCAAAATGTTAGAGAATTATGAATAGAATAATCATTGCATTATTAGCGTTCCTCACCTTAATAGGTTGCAGGACACGCAAAGAGGTAACCAATACCGAGCAAAAGCAAGTCCAAAAAGAGCGTATTATAAAGTACAAGGATAGTACGGCTCTTTTTCAACAAAATACTCAAACCTTGCAACTCGATACGCACGCCTCACAAGAGTACGAGGTAACAGTAGAGAGCGATAAGGATAGTATGGGTAATAGCAAAGAGTTAGTGTATTATCGCATTAGAGATGGCGATAATGAAACTATAAGGGTAAGTGGTGGAAAGGTGAAGATTACGACTAAAAACAGCCTTTCTAATAGCCAAATAGTGGCGAATACTACCCTTGATAATATAACTAAGGCTAACACTTATTTTATAGCACAAAGGCACTCAGAAACGGCTTTTTCTCATAAAACAAAAAACGTAAAAAGTTCCTATTTATACCTTATAGCTATTATCGTAGTACTATTGTTAGTCTTTCACTTTATACGAAACAAACTTAAACGCTTTTTGAAGTGAATATATTCTTAGTTTAACACCGAAAACTCCCCTTTATAGGGGCGTTTTTGTATTACTAAATAATTACTAACTTTTTCCTAAATCGCAAATATACAATCTACAACGCCCCTCCGTACCTTTGCAAAAACAAAAAATATTGTACATCTATGGTAAATAAATTATTACAATCACTCAAAACCAAGTATGCGCACTTGGGGTTGGAAGAGTCAGTTTTAAAAGCTATAGCCACCCGATTGGCTACAGCGGTTAAAGGAGAAAACGAGATCGAAAACGCCGCACAAGGAGTTGAGGAAGAAGTTAAGCTATTGCAATCAGTAGCCGACAAAGGGCGAACCAGCCTTACAAAAGCTGAAGAGGCTCGCAAAAAATTAGAGAAAGAACTCGAAGAAATGAGGGCTAAATCTAATCCAAATCCTCAAAACCCACCTACTCCTTCCACAGATCCTAAACCTGATGAAGTGCCAGAGTGGGCAAAGGATCTTTTGGAATCTGTAAAAAAACAAAATGAAACCATTGCTGCCTTTCAAGCTGAAAAGCAGCAGCAAAGTGCTAAAGAACGTTTCCTAAACCAACTCAAAACGCAGGGGGTATCAGAAACATTCTACAAACACCACTTAGGGCGTACTTTCAAAGACGATACCGAAATGGAGGCTTTTGTAAATGAACTCAAAGCCGATGAGCAAGCGTTTTTGCAAGCACAAACCAATACGCAACTATCATCGCTATCAGGTTCAGCATTAGGAGCAGGAAAAGACAATAATGGTGTTTCTGCTGATGTACAAGCGTATATTAACGATAAATTCAATAAACAGTAAACACTTATGAACGAAGTTAAAATTTCAGAAAAAGCAGGTCGCCAAATAGTCGTATTTGACCAGTTGGATGTTACCTACCCTGGCGGGGTATATATAGACCCTACCACTGCTAAGGCTCGCTTTACCGATGGAGTTATTCCTGCAGGAACGCTTGTAATGCCTGATACTAATGGTACTTTCAAGGTTGTGAATGAAACACTTTCACAGACCAATACCGCAGGAGCTGTAGGACTTACTGCTCACGATGTGGTTATTGACGATATTCCTTTGGTGGCTGTCGTAATGGCAGGAACAGCCCGCAAAGAGGCACTACCTGACAAAGAAAAAGCAGGAGTGGCTTTCTTGCGTACAGCCTTGCCTCGTATCTCATTCATTTAATAACTTAAAAATTAAAAGCAGATGAATATCAACGCAAACAACATTATTACCGAGTTCTCTCAGGCTAATATGAATGCTATTATTCAAGCGTACCCTTTGGGAGATTTGCGCTATCGCGAATATTTCCCATTGAAGTTCAATCCTTATCTTACCTATTCTAATATCGAAGGGGCTGATGGTGCTAAAATAATGGCGGACATCGTGGCTATTGGCTCAAAAGCACCACGCAAAGGGCGCGAGTTCGTGGAAAACATCAAAGGCGAAATACCAAAAGTAGAAATCGCCCGCGATTTGAACGAAAAAGACCTCCTAACCATTCAGCAACTCCGTTATGCGGTAAATGCGAACCCTACTAATGCAGGTATCAAAAACCAGCTTATTGATAAGATATACGAAGACCCTCGTTTTTGTATTGACGGTATCAATGCTCGTATGGAGTGGATGGCTAAACAACTTGTATCTACTGGTAAATACAAAACTACCGCTACCAATAATGGTGGAGTGGTGAATGTATCGGTAGACTTCAAAGTAAAAACACAAAACGCACTCAAGAAATGGGCAGATGCTGATGCTAACCCTATAGAGGAAATCGAAAAATACCAAGAGGAAGCCAAAGGCAAAGGGTATAGTTATGCTACTATTACTATGAGCCGTGCAACTCTCAATCAGGTATTGAAAAACAAAAACACACGTGCTTTTGTGTTAGGCGTTCCTATCAATGCTACTACCATTTTGCCTGATGTACGTTTGGAGCAACTTAATGCCGAACTTTCTGAACGCGGATTGCCTATTATTAAAGTATGGGAGTCTTTTATCAGCTTTGAGGGCAAAAATGGAGAAGTAACCGTGGCTAATGGTTGGGAAGAGGGTAACATATTGTTTTCTACTTCAGCATTGTTGGGTAGCACTCAATACACCACTACCACCGAGTTCACAATGGACTTTGCCGATGTGATGAGCAAATCTATTAAGGATAGCTTTATTTTGGTAAATACTTTTGGACATCAAGACCCTATATCAGTATCTACAAAAGCTACAGCGTTTGCTACTCCAGTATTGAACGACTCTAAGCGCAAACTCATCATCAAAACAAAGTTCTAAGATGACCGCACAAGCGTACATAGATGAAAAACTGAAACTATGGAACGTGGAATACCCCACCACCCTACTTGTTGCCGAAATGCAACGAGTAGGATTGGGGCTTTCTGATGAGTTCAACGAGGTGAACGAACGAAAGACAAAAATGTTTTTCTACAACCTCATTCCTGAACTCTTATTGCGCCCAGTGTCCTTTTCTGAAGGTGGTTTATCTTTCTCTTACGACAAATCAGCTATAACCGCTTTTTACAATCTCCTTTGTAAGCAGCTCGGTAGAGATAATTTGTTAGAAGTCAAAGCCACCGTAAGAGATATTACTCACTTATTCTAAATACTGCAAGGAAATGAAAATATACCCATACCTATTGAAGGTGAAAGTATCACAAAACCCTACTATTGATGAAAATGGTATACCTACCTATCCAAGCGACCCTATCGAGTGGCAAGAGATAGGTGTATGCCGTGATGAGATAGCAGGAGCAGGGCAAAAGATAAGCAAAGTAGACGGTCAAATATTTGAATGTACCGCTACTGTCTATGCTCCTAAAAATACTCCCAAAATAGAAGCGGGTACTACCTTGCAAGTAGTAGATGTAGAGGGAAATATTCGCCTCGAAAAGCAAGTAATACGATTTTCAAGAGATTACTTTCATTGCCGTATATTCGTATGATAACACCACAATTCAATTCCAACGATATAGAACGTATATTGCGTGAGAAAATAGAAAAGTATCACCAAAAAGTAATACGCATATTGAAGTATGTAGGAGAAATGTGTATCAATGAAGCACGGACAAATGGTAGCTATCAAGACCAAACGGGTAACCTCCGTTCATCAATAGGCTATGTAGTACTACAAGACGGCAAAACCATTGAAAAAGGAGGTTTTAAACTCACTAAGTCAGGAGGTAATGGACAAAAAGAGGGCGAAACATTCATCAATAAGGTAATATCTCAATACCCAAAAGGTTTTGTACTGGTAGTAGTAGCAGGAATGAAGTACGCTGCTTATGTAGAAGCACGCAATTACAATGTACTTTCATCAGCTGAATTATTAGCCGAAAAAGAAGTACCAAAACTCCTAAAAGCATTATCGCAATGAAAAAAACAGCCTCACAAATAGAAGCCGACATATACAAATACTTTAAGGATAAGATAAATCCCCTTATCAATGGGCAAACCTACCGTAGTGGTGTACGCCCTTTGAACTCCCTGAAAGAGGATTGTGTAATATCATTCCTTACTGGGTTAGACGGTCAATATCAAACGGGGGTGATTAACATCAATATCTTTGTCCCTACGGTCAAAAATAACGATAATCAGTATAGGAAAAACTTTGTACGTTGTGAAGCTATCGAGGGTGCTTTAATGCCTATCATTGAAGAATCAAAAACAGCCCTTCGCAACTATAGGCTAACATTGCACCAGCTCATACAAACCTTTGAGGACACAGATATTAAGCAGTTTTTCATCAACGCAAAAGTAAAATTTAGGTATAACA